TTCTCGGCACTCCAAGACATGCTATTGGAATAAAGCTGCTGAGTCCACAGGTCGTTGTTTTGCTGAAGGGATTCACGAGCAGTTTTGCTTACGCCAGGAGCAAACTCAAGTTTTTTATTTTGTGCTGCAAAATCGTCTATGATTCCTGAATGCTCAGATATGTCGGCTTCATTAAGCCTTGCCTCAAGTTCCGCAGCCCTTTCATCTTGATAAATCTTAACTTGGTTTGCTTCTTTAACGTCAATTGCTTTTTGCTTTTCAACTCTGGCTTGCTCAACTAACTGACCAGCCTCCGCTGACGCAGACGCAATGCTGCGAAAAAATGAATCTTGGGAATTAATGTTTACTTGGCCCCCGACAGATGGTTTGGCCCTAACGTCCTGTGGTTTGCTTGTGGGTATTTTAGGCATTACTTATCCTCCAAAATCTTTTGTGTTTTATATATACCTTTACCCATTGATGTCAAGCCTCCAACAGTGGAAGCAAGTTGAGCACTACGTCCTTGAAACCTCATAGCGTCAGCACCACGTCGCAGACGGGACGCCTCAGCCTGACCCTGCATCATAACATTCCCAACTCTCTGGGCGGCCATAGCGGCCTCCTGAGCGGCCAAAACTGCAGGTGTGCCGGTGGTTGTCACGACACCTCCTGCTGCAAATCCAACCCTTTGTTCGCCGACAATCATGCGACCTTTTTGCAGTTCAATGAACGCTTGAGTTTCTGCGTCCTGCATTGCCTGCTGTGCGTCTAGTTCTGCAATCTTGGCATTGTGTTCAGCTAATGCTCTTTGCTGGCGGCCCATTGCAATTTGAGCACCGCCTTCTATGCCGCCAAATATAGCTTGTGCGAAGTCTCCCATTATTGTCCTTTAGGTAAAATTTGTGGCGACATGTACTGTATTGTCGCGGGAAGTGGTTTGGTTTGTTTGTAAAATAAAGAGAAGTAACGGAAGTTTCCATGTGGCAATGGCAAAATCTTCTCGCCCGTAAACAAGGGCAGAGCCGTGTCCATAGAATCTTGCGGAGTCCTGAACTGTATTTCGTAGGAATCTTCTCCGGTTTGCCCATCAGGGAACTCGTAACGTATGCCAATCTCTCCACCCAAAGTGCGGAACATTCCCAGGCCAACATTAACCGCTCGCTTGTTCTTGTTCCTAGACATGCCATCACCGGCGGGTGCTTGAAGCTTCATTGTCTCAATCTCTGAAGGATAAGCTACTCCGTAAATGATCTCGTCCGAGCCTCCGCTAAACTCGCCGTCTATACTGAACCTATCACCGTGTACCTGATATGGCCCAAACACCAACCCATTGCCCAAGGCGTACACGTCGCTGCGACCGCGAGCAAGCTGCAATGTTTCGCTAGACAATGCTGGGCTAAACGCATTCGTGGTCGTTAGGGTTACATCATTGGCTATAGAAGCAACGCGCTGGGTTTGACCGCCTGACTTAATGTAGTCGCCCACAGATAGCTCGCTAGTAAATGCAGTGGCTGTTCCATTAACAGTAGTGCCAGTAGAGCTTATTGTTCCGCTAAGAGTCGAGTAAGACCCCAAGTGTTCTGCTCCCGTGACGAGAGTGTAATCGCTGCCAAGATTCGGGTCAGGATACGTGGTATCGCTTTCTGCTCCAGTTACAACCTTGCCAGCATCTAAAAACCATTGGTAATCTCGGGTGTTCTCTGAAGAACGCAGACGCATTATTTGGATCTTGCTGTCCGAAACTCCAGTTATGTAGTTCCGGTAGATAACCCAAACGTCATCCTCGTCCGATCCGTACACAGAGGCTACGCTCAAAAATTGGTCTAGCCCGTTTTCGTTAGGCTTGCGTTCAGACCAAGCTTGGACCTCTTCTTGCTTTTCCCAAATCAAACAGTCAATCTGACCAGTGTTAGGCAGCCACAATATCCTATATGGATCTTGGCTGTAGGCAATTTGAGTGTATGCTCGGCTAGTGGCTCCAGTGTTTTTAGCGTTAAGCCTAGTCAAATCTTCGGCTGCATAGCCTCTGGCTCTCCAGTCATATGACAATTCGTACACACGCTGTCTTTCGGGACTAACAAAAACCACCGTGCCGCCAACTTGTCTTGGCTGTATGTAAGCACTGCCAATTGAACTTTGAACCTGAATTAGAGGAGCAGATGTAGCAGATATAGCATTGTTGTCGGCACCACGCAAAGAGTATTCTTCTCCAGACGTTCCGATCAGCAAAGCATCTTCTCCAGCAAACCATCTAATCTTATTCTGTTCTACGCTAGACAACGTGTAGCTTACGCCATCGCTTGCCAATACGTTAGGAACAGAAGTTCCAAAGTTTTTAAAATTGTCAATTCCAGAACCCCAAATAGTTTGCTTGCGATTGTCTGTGCCGCCAAACCAAATGCGTCCTTGGTAAAAAGAAACAGCAGCAGGCCATCCTTGTACATTGCTAAATGCACCCTCGGACCACAACTCAGTAGCAGCCACTGCACCGCCCGCTGTAGAGTCAAGAGACTCAACCCAATCCGCTATTACGCTAGTAGAACTTGTGTATTGAGTGATTTTAAAACTGCCTTTAACCTCAATTGCGGGAACAACTAAAAAAGCAGCAGAATGTCCTGATCCTCCATTTGTTTGTTGCCTAATTTCATATTGAGCTTTGGCATTAGACTCACTTCCGGTAATGGTAAAATCTAAGTTTCCTCCACCATTTCCTTGCAATTTTTGTATTAACTCTTCAGTTGCCCAGTTGTCTACACTTCTGTAAAGATACAATTCATCAACAAAACCGCCATTAGTGGTTAGTGTCCAGTCTCCAAAAACTGGTATAGGACCACTAACTAATGATCCTGAATGCAGGTCTAAGGCCGCCTTTGCAGCCTCACGTTTTTCGCGTATCTCCCAGTAGCTACCAACGTGACCCGCCTCAAATAATGCAGATGATGCGGTAACGGTTACACCGTTGCCAACATATCCATTAACAGCTAGCGTGGTTGTGCTAGTGTTTTGCTCAATGACCGGAGGTAAAGTAAATTCAATTTGTTCTATACGCCAGTCGGTTGCTCCGTAACGAGACAGGGTTAGTGGCTCGTAATTTTCATTTACCAAATAGACCACATCATTTACCTGTGCCCTCATCGGGTAGTCTAAGTAAGACGTGAACTGGCTCATTGGCAACGGGATTTCGTAAATAAATGTGCCCGTTGTTTCTGTTTCTGTCAAAGCATGCCAGTTGCCTGCGGTAAATGTGCTAGCAGAATTGCCACCTCCGAGCGTGTCAAATGCGTACACAACTCCACCATTGCTAACCAACTCGCCATACCTGTATGCCGTACTTGCTTGCCAAGCCGATACGTCGCCTATGTCAACCGTAACCTGAGTGTTTCCAATGGCGTTCTGAGAACTGTCAAAGAAACGCATGTACGTCCCGTCAGTCTCAATAATGTAGTTTACCGATTGGCTAAACTTAAATGGCAACAATATGCTACTGCTAGTCTTAGACTCGGCTGCATACTCAAATCCCCACATTCGTTCGGCTGGGCCATACTTAAGCGGGACAAACCCAGTGCAGGTTCTAAGAGCAGAATTGTAGTCCTCAAGATCGGTACGCCCGTCAAGAAGCGGAGACCACAATCCGCCATTAAATCGGTTAATCCTAGTCCACAAACTCATGCGTCTTTTCCGCCGTAATGGATTGAATCCCAAACAGAAGAAGCATACATGTTGTCAACCGGCCTGCGACGTTGCAGACTGTCCGTAAATTTGGCTTCCTCTACCTTTCTTTCGTACAACGAAAACAATCCTTGAGACAAACCTTTATCATCCGTTATTGCCATGCAGCATGAAGCGGCTAAATGCAAAGCCATAGACTCAACCAACAAAGCATCAAATACAGATGTGTCTTCTTCATCCCTGATGTACGTCACCTTCAACGGAGCAGCCAAGTCCGTGTGTATGTACTGGCCCTTGAGTTCGTACTCTTTGTAGTGCAAGTCGTCGAGGTCAGTGTTGCCAATGTTGACAAGCCTTAACGATTCTTGAGGAACTAAAAATCTTTTGCTCCACGTGTGCTCAGGAGCTGTTGCATCTGCGGAAAGGCTTACATCTTTTTTCGCGCATCCCCAGGTGTGCGATCTTAGCACTTCTTTTCTGCTAAAATCATACCGAAAGCTAAGAAGCTCAGCTGTTGGACTAGTGTCGGTAAAAGGATCGGTGTACCTTCTTTCCCCCAAATGGGTTGCCGCTAAATTTACTATATCGGTTTTTGTTACTGCCATGCTTCTTGTATGTTAAACCCCTAAGCCCACCCCCCGAAGGAGGTGAGCCAAGGAGACTAGGAAGAACCTAGAATTCAAAGAGCCTATGGGCTCTGATCGCAGAGTACTTCTACTACGCCTTCTTCTTGAACGCGAGTAGCACCAATGTCCTGCTCACACCAAACTTGGTACGAGTAGTTTTTGGTGGGAAGCTGCTCAACGCGAGCGTCGAACGCAGACGTGATGCCAGCTACGAGAGCACTACGAGTGTAGGCAAACGTGCTTGCAATGTCGCTTCCGTCAACGGCAACCAACTGAGTCGGGCAGAACTCGAATCCCATGAAGTAATTAACTTCACCGTTTACGAGAGCCTTAACAGCCGCAAAGTCAGAATCGCTAACCTTGTCTACGTTGTTCAACAGATCGTCCAACTGCTCTTGGCGGTGAACGAAGTATTTCTGCTCACCCATTGGAGTCTCATTCTTACCAAGAATAGACTTGGCTTCGATGAGCTTGGCAAGGGTCAAGCCTTCGTTAGAACCACTCAAGTTAACGATAACCTTCTGCGAAGCAGGAAGGGTAACCGAAGACTCAGAGGTCGATCCACCAACTTTTGCAGTTGCAGCGTCCAGAGCAGCCGCGATAACCGTGGAGTCGTAAGAACGGCCAAAGAAGGCAGAAGCAATTTCGACATACGGTCCGAGGAAGTCGGCAACACTACGATTGCGGTCAGGCATATCAATAAGATCTGCCCAACGAGTTGGGGTTGCGGTCAGTTTGCGAGTTTCGTGTACCGTATCAATATAAGCAGTGTCAGCAGCGCGCGTGTAGGAAGTTCCGCTAGAAATTGCTCCAACCTGGGGCAAAAACATAGCTTCTCCACCAACCATGCTACGCTCAGCAAGCTTACCCTTAAGACGAGAAGCTCCCTGCTGATACTGAATATGTACGTCCGAAGCAAACTTCTGTGAGAATGCATTAGGATATTGTGAGGACATATTGTAATATAATTAGTTGTTATAGTTCAGGTTTATTTCCTGTTCCCAGTCAACACTGGCAGGGGCTTCCGACACAGGGCATAAAGCTTGTCTGATTGGAATGCCGCATATTATACACCATTTTATTTAAAATGTCAAGTAAAATTTTAAATAATTACCCAAGAGCTAGTGATGACTTTTCCTCAAAAAGCTTTAACACCTTTTGGTGAGCAGCACGATCTCCATCTCGGTACGCAGTGTAGTAAGGATTGGACGGGTTGTTTTGAATGTCATGAATCTGCTCATCAATGCTTTGGGCTGACGTTATGCTAGTATTCTCAACACCCCTAATCTTAGACCCCATCAACGTATCATACTGAGACGCTAGGCGAGATGCAAAACCAGGCATAGTCCAGAAGTCAGCAACATCCAACCCCAAGTGCTTTGCAACTACCTGAGCCTTATCTAAAGCTTGTTGGTAGCCATCACCACCTCGTGGACCGAAGTCTGCCTCTAGCGATTGAACTGCTTGTTCTACGCTTTGAGTAGACTGCTCCTGTTGGTTGCTGGCATTGTCTTCAAGTGCCTTGGCAATTTGACCATAAAGCCTAGATGCCTGACGTTGCGAAAGTCCAGCCTCATGAAAGATAGCATCGGTTGCTGCCTTTGCGTCTGGGTCTATGCCTTCTGGTGCTTGGTAACCATCGGGAGACTCTGGTCTGCCCAATGCTTTATAGGCTTGGTCCCATACCTCATCGCCATCATTGTCTGTGGGAATGGGCATCTTCTCCTTGGAAAGCATACGCTCCAAGTTAAGATAGGACTTAGCTAAACTACCAACCGAGTTAAACTTATCGCCAAGGGCTTTGTATTTGTCAACATTCTCTCCCTCTTCCAAGGGC